GGAATAGATAAACAAAACACTGACTCTGGAGCAGAGTTTAGATGGATTGATTGCGATAATGTTCGTTTTAGGTATAGTTTACCAGAAAAAGTTGGTGGATGGTCATCACTTGTTACAGATACAATTGTAGGTGTAGCACGTAGAGAGTTCGCATTTGTTGACTTAGATGGTAATAGGTACGTTGCAATAGGAACAGATAAGTTTTTATTAATATACTTTGAAGGTCAGCTTTATGACGTAACACCTTTGAAATCAACTTTGACATCAGCAACAATTGCAACAACAAGTGGATCAGCTATTTGTACAATTACAAAAGCATCACACGGTTTATCACCAGGAAATATTATTTTATTAGATAATGTAACATTACCAGGTGGCACAGGTTACTCTGCATCTGACTTTGAAGACAAACTATTTCAAGTTACATCAACACCTACCTCAGATACATTTACAATAACACAATCATCAAACGCTAGTGGCACAGTATCTACAGGTGGTAGTTTAAGTATTAAGCCCTACGAAACAGTAGGACCTGCTGCACAATCTTATGGTTATGGTTGGGGTGTATCAGAATGGAATGGAACTGTCACAGGTGCTGTTACTAATACTCTTAATGGTGCATTATTAGATGATGCAAATGGTACAGGTGGATCTGGAACAGCTATTACTTTAACATCGACAACAGGTTTTCCAACAACAGGTAGAATACAGGTTGGAACAGAATTAATTTCATACAGTGGTATATCTAGTAATGACTTGACAGGTATTACAAGAGCAGTTGATGGATCAACAAGAGCAGCACACTCTGATGGTGCTACAGTTACCAACGCTGCAGACTTTGTTGATTGGGGTGAAGCTGCTCCTGCATCAGAAGTATCTCTTGAACCAGGTCTTTGGTCATTAAGTAACTTTGGTCAAGTATTAATTGCAACAATTGCAAACGGTAAAACGTTTACATGGAACGCAGGTAATGCA